GTCCACTCGGAAGTATCCAGTGTGCCGTCCCCGTAAGATTGCCAACCGGATGACCAAGAAAGAAAAGCAAGCGGTCATCGCCAAGAAGACTGGTCCCAGTAAAGTCAAGTACCCCATCACTGCCTCCGGTCGCCGTAGGATGAAGATCAGGAAGGCATAAGATGGCTGAATACAAAGGCAAGAAAGTCCCCCTGAACAAGGTCATGCGGATTCGCAAGGGCGAGCCGGGGTACGGCAGAAAGAAGTCCAAGGTCTTCGTCAAGGATGGTGGTAAAGTCAAGAAGGTGATGTTCGGAGATCCCAACATGAAGATCCGAAAGAATGAGCCTGGAAGACGAGCCAACTTCCGTGCCCGCCACAACTGCGACAACCCCGGCCCCAAGACCAAGCCTCGGTACTGGGCATGTAAGACCTGGTAATGGACGAGCGAATCCACGACTTTCGGAACTTCTTGTATCTGGCCTGGGAGCAGCTCCGTCTTCCGGATCCTACGCCTGTCCAATATGACATCGCGGACTACCTCCAGAATGGCCCCAAGCGGTCGTGCATCATGGCGTTCCGTGGGGTCGGCAAGTCTTGGATCACCTCCGCCTTTGTCTGCCACCAGCTCTTGCTTGACCCCCAGAGGAACATCTTGGTGGTCTCAGCGTCCAAGGCCAGAGCCGATGACTTCTCCACGTTTACCCTGAGGTTGATCTCAGAGATGCCCATGCTCCAGCATCTCAGACCCAGAGAGAACCAGCGGAACTCCAAGATCGCCTTTGACGTTGGCCCTGCGACCGCCAGCCATGCTCCCTCCGTGACATCCCGAGGTATCACGGGACAGATCACAGGGGCACGGGCAGACCTGATCGTGGCTGATGATGTGGAGTCCCTGAACAACTCCGCGACCCAGACCATGCGGGACAAACTGTCCGAGTCCATCAAGGAGTTCGACGCGGTTCTCAAACCGGATGGTCGCGTGGTATACCTCGGAACCCCCCAGTCCGAACAATCCATCTACAACGTGCTGCCCCAGCGTGGATACGAGACCCGCATATGGCCCGCTAGAATCCCTCCTGAGAAGCAGCAGAAAAAGATGGAGGACACCTTGGCTCCAATGGTCAAGCGTCTCTCAGGGGATTCTAGGGACGATTACGGCAAACCTACAGATCCCCAGCGATTCGACGAGCATGACCTGCTGGAGCGTGAGGCTAGTTACGGTCGATCTGGGTTTGCCCTCCAGTTCATGCTGGATACGAGCCTGAGTGACCAGAGCCGATATCCGCTCAAACTCAGTGACCTTGTGGTCATGCACCTGAACCCCGACACAGCTCCGGAGAAGGCCATCTGGGCTGCTTCCCCTGATCTGATCTGGAAGGATCTCCCATGCGTGGGGTTCGCCGGAGACCGGTACTACCGCCCAATGCAGGTACAGGGCGACTGGAAGCCCTACAGCGGCTCCGTGATGGCAATCGACCCCTCGGGTCGGGGTGCTGACGAAACCGCTTACGCGGTCGCCAAGACCCACCACGGGCAAATCCTGATCACAGCCGCAGGTGGACTTCCAGGTGGATACGAAGAGGGAACCCTGCAACGACTGGCAGACATCGCCAAGGAACAGAAGGTCAACAAGATCATCATCGAATCCAACTTCGGTGACGGAATGTTCACCAAGCTGTTGACCCCCTATATCACCAAGACCTACCCCGTGACTCTGGAAGAGGTCAGACACTCCACCCAGAAGGAACGACGGATCATCGACACCCTCGAACCCGTGATGAACCAGCACAGGCTCATTGTGGACTACGGGGTGCTGATGGATGACTACGAGTCAACCAAGGGTAAACCCCAAGAGATGGCCCTGAAATACACCTTGGCCTACCAGATGACCCGAATCACCAAGGACAGGGGAGCCTTGAAGCATGATGACCGCCTCGATGTCCTAGCCATGGCTGTCCAGTATTGGGTAGACCACATGGCTCAAGACCGAGACAAAGCCATCTCCAGAGCCAAAGACCAAGCCTTCAGGGATGAATTGGAGAAGTTCACCACCCAAGTCATCGGAGGGTCTCCTAAGCCTCACCTCTGGATGAACCGGTAAGTCTCTTCCCCTGTGAATACCTAACGGTGTTTGGCAACGATGGACTCACAAGGCTCAGGTGAAGATCACCCAGGCTGATCCGAGGCTGTCCCCCAGATACCCCATGTCAATCGTGGGGGGTTTGGGGGGCAACTTCTGGATCTACAAGGTCTAGGTGAAGAGATACTGATAGATAAACCCAAGGTATACCCTAAGATATGACCATCAATGATATATCCCCACCCCCACCAATAATACCTCTACATGAGTCAGTAATGGTGACATGGGAAGATATCCAAGGTCATGAAAGACCTTGGGTAGACCTAGAGGAAGCTGAGGAACTAGAGCCAATCCTGATGAGGACTGTGGGTTTCCTGATGGCTCACGATCACAACAAGGTTGTCATAGCTTCGACCCTGAGTGATCCCGTAGGTCTCGCTGGGAATGTCAACTCGATACCCACAGGTTGTGTCATGAGTATCCGTAGGTTGACCGAGAGTGACCAAGAACCTGCGACCATTTGACGCAAAAATCTGAAACGGGTTATACGCATATCGTAGCCGCGATGACCCCCCGCTGGGGTAGGTGCGTCTGCCTGCCTGGGCTCAAAAATCGGGCGGGACGGTGCCAAATTTGCACCAATCCGACTGGGTTCGGCGGGAATCCTTCGGTGTTGCCAAGGGTTCCGGGAGATATTGAATCTCTTGGAATGGACAATGACCACCAAAGCTGAAAATGGTGATCAGCCCAGGGCTGGTCGATGATCCCTGGGCATCTCGGTCTTTGCCTTTTATTACCCGTCTTTTTGTCTGGAGCTGACCACGGGACTTCATGTGGCCGATACATTGGTACCGGCGAATGATCGCCATGAAGGATTGAACTATGCAACTACAACAAAAATGGCTCTCTAATAAAGAAGACCTCGACGCCCTGCGGGAAAAGCATCTCCCAAAGAACGCGCCCGAGTTCAAAGTCGCAATCGTGCGGCATGAGGTCGGCAACTTCGACAACCCCGTCGAGATCATGCTGTTTGCAGAGAATGACATCTCGGCACCCGCGATGACCTATGTGTTTGGGAATCCATTCAAACCGGGCTGGTCTTGGAGTAAGTGATGACGATCAACACCCAAGACGTACTGTCTGAACTACACCCGGTCATCACGGCATTGGAACTCTTGGTGACCGGCGACGGCTCACCGATTCCCGGTTTGATTTGTGAAGAGTTGGACGAGCAGACCATCCACGTTTGCCGCTTCCTGCTCGCTTCGTTCTCAAATGAAACCCGGGCGCAGGCTGAAGAGGATTTCAATAACATCTGCGAGGAGGATTTAACCATGAAAACCAAATGCACAGCATGCGGTCAACTTTTCGATTCGCTTCCCTGCGGGGATTCGCCGGATTTTGACCAACACACATGCCCCGCGATTCCTTCCCCGTTGAAGGGAGAATCATTCGAGGACTACAAGAAGCGCTGCGAGGAATCCAAGCGCGCCTATCAAGAAAAACTTAAGAAGGATTGATACCAATGAAAACCAAAAAAGAAACCGAGTACCGAGTCATGCCCTATGGCAAGGTTGCCACCATCCCCGCAGGCACTCCCGTCGTACCTGCTGACAATGTCCCCGAGGGCGGGTACTGGGTCTTGCCTTGGAGGGGAATGGACGAAGCAGTGAAATCATGGCATCGGAACTATGGGTTCCGTGTGTCCGCAGATGAAGTAACTAAAGAGGATTGATACTCATGGACTACGTATTCATTAATAACGATTGGACTCCGGACGTCAAACGCTGCGAAGCGTACGCGTCTGAGTTGTCGGCATCAGATCTCGACTGGTCTTTTGAAGTGGTCACCACCGAAGCCAATGGTCTGACCCTGTGTCAGGTTCGCATCACCGACGAGGAGGGCGAAATAGTCGCCGAAGGCTACCCCTCATTTAAGGAGGAAACCAAATGAGCGGATCCAAGATTTACAACGAGGACGGTATGCGTCTTACCGACTGCT